TGCATTGGCTCTACCTGTTAGTGCTGCCAGCATGTCCTTGTTGTTGGTGCTAGGTGTGATGCCAGGATACTGGAACTGTGGTGTCGCCGCCTGTCCTGCCATCTGCATGTCTACACCCAGTCCTTGCCTACGCTGGTTGTTCATCTGATCCACATTGGTCATACCAGCGATACGGCTCTCCATGAGTGCCTTACGCAGTGAGTCAGCTTGTGACTCACCCATCTTGGCCATGATGTCACCTGCACCACTACCTGTTCGCAATGCAGTCCGTAGTGTATCCTGCCTCGCAGGTGCATATGCCTGTTCATTGGCACCTGCTGCCTGTGATGCTAGTATTGCTGTCAAGTCATCAGCAGTCTGTGGCCTGAAGTCCTCATACCTACGTCGTGCTGCATCCACTAGTGCCTGTGCTCTAGCTGCATTCATGTCAGCACGTGCATTAGCACCTTGTGCCTGCAACATGTCAGTCGTGTTGCGGCCTATGCTAGCTGCATCTGAACCTGACTGCACTGCTTGGTCTTGTGCACCTAGCCTACTGCGCCATGTACCACTGCCACGGTCATAGCTCAGTCCACCACCTCTGCCATCATCGAAGCCAGCAGTAGCCAACTGATTGATGTTGGCACCAGCTACCTGTGCAGCAGTCCTGTTGGCATTGGAGTCCTCCAACTGGCGCAGCATCATCTCATACTGACGATCCTGTGTACTACCACCGCCACTGGTCAGTCCCTTGTAGACACCTATGCCAGCACTAGCTAGACCAGCGATGGCAGCAGCAGTAGCGAGTGCCATGTTAGAGCATCCTCATGTAGATGTGTTCTGTCAGTTCGAAGCCCAGTCTAGGGAACAGTGGCTTAGCATCGTACACAGTGCGATGGCCATGTACCATCATCTTCACGTCCATCTCTCTGAGGTAGTGGATCGCTTCCTTCACTAGATTCGATCCTATGCCTCTACCTCTGTGTCTCGTAGCCACTGCCAATGTGTTGCACAGTGCGAATGGCATACCTGCATGCTGTGGATGGTTGCCTAGGATGTACATAGCGAAGCCACGTAGCTCACCTACCTGATCCCTATCAGTGAGGATGAACAGCTTGTTCTGCTGCTCTAGGTTAGCATAGAACACCCAGTCCATCTTCAGTGGCGGTATGCCTTCCTGTGCTTCTGTGTCTGCATAGTAGCCAAGGATCAGTGCATGCATCTCAGTCGCAGCACCTAGCAGGTACTCTCTAGCTATCACTAGAATGCACCTGTGTTACCAAGCCCTCTGTTCTTCCTTGCCTCTTCCTCAGCAGGTGTCAGCCCACTAGTCGTTGCTGGCGTAGTAGCAGTCGGAGCAGCAATAGCACCCTGTGCGGCACCACCTGCATTCAGCAACTCACCGAGGTCTACGAACTTGCTGTTCCCCAACTTGCTGCGTAGCTCACCACCGAACGATCCCTGTTCACTCGTAGCCCTACTACGGGCCTGAGTGTCATACGTCAGTGGATCGAATGCCTGATTAGGCTTCAGGCTAGAGATAGCACTACGACCCTGACCAATGATGTCATTGATGTAGCCACGGTCCTCATTCAGTATGTTCCTGCCTAGGTCACGCACTGTGCCATATGCAGCGGTCCGCTTAGTGCCGAGTGTGCCGAGTGCAGCATCGTAGCCTGTCTGGCTGAGCGTGCCGCGGCCTAGTGCGTTCTTCAACTGGTCGCCCAATGGATTGAACTGTTCATCCAACAGTGGATTGACTGCTGCATCTAGGCCAGTGTCAGGCAACAGTGTGTTGGTGTAGTCTGTCTTGAAGATGTTGTTGAAGTCAGTCTCAGCCTTGGTCCTCTTCCCACTGGTGACATTGCCCAGTATGGTCTCACCGAGTGTAGGACTGAATGCAGATGCAGGGTTAGGGCTGTCATCCATGATGGTGTTCTTGGCACTGGTCAGTGCAGGATTGATGTACTGATCCATGTAGCCAGATGGGTCGAGGCCAGCATTGGTGAAGGTGTTCTTCACATTGGTCAGTGCATCATTATATGCAGTATCACGTGTGCCTAGCCACGTGTTGTGTGCGGCTGTCTTGTCTGCCGCAGCCTTAGTGGCAGCCTCAGCAGACTTGGTTGTCTCACCTGCACGTCTGTTCTGCACATACTCGTTATAGCGATCAGCAGCAGACTTCTGTCCTTGCTGGACACCCCACATGGCCTCATCAGGTGTCTCAGTGAACACTGTGCCATCTACTGGATCAACGAATGTCCTAGGCTGTGGACGTGGTGCACTACCTCCACCTCCACCCTTGCCACCACCTCCACGCACACCCATGAAGGACATGATGTCCAACTGGCCGCCATCTGTGAACATCACACCGTCCTCCTAGTGTACTTGTAGATGGAACCGAACCTAGTGAAGCCCATGTGATTGTACAGTGCCCACACAGCCTCACTGTTGATACCAGCTATGTCACCGCTCTGTACGAACAATGCCTTCTTAGCATCCAGTGCCCAACTGACGAAGCCACGCATGAGTGCCATGCCTATCTTCGCTCTGCCTTCTACTGTCTCTCTGACATACCACACGTCCTCGATACCCATCAGTTGTGGACTGTGAAAGAACTGCACCACACGTCCACCTACGAAGCCTAGCACACTGTCATCGTCATCCACTGCTAGACGCATGTACTGGTTAGGGTTGTCTACATACGACCGTACAGTTGCCAGTGAATGGTCCCAGTCGAAGTCAGGCCCAATGATGCCTAGCTGGCTCTGTTCTATGACTTCTTTCCCCAACTGTACTGCATGGGCCACAGTATCATGGCGGACTGGCTCTATCCTCATGGATTGGGGGCCAATGGTACTTGACATGCCTCCAAAACTCCATCACCTTCGGTGATAGAATAACAAGAGGGTGCTGGGGTGGGCCTGGAAGATGCTATAGCCTTCAGCACTGACCCGCCGGTAGGCGCCTCTACGCGAATCATCAATGCGGCTTATCTTGCGTAGTAGCATTGGCTGCTGTCATGCATTGACCGACAATAGCTTGTATAGCTGCGACAACACTCTCATACGGTGCCTTGCGTAGTACTGCAATAACACCTTCCCATTCGGCTGCTGACATGGTGACACTCAGTGGCGTGTTAGGCTCGATACGTTGCGGCTCCATTATCTACTCTCCAGTTGTTCAATGCGTTGTGCCATCTCTTTCATAGCATTGACTAATGCTACGACGATGGGATCGAGTGCAATACCCAGTCTATGATCCTCTGGGTCTATCTCCCAGACAGCATGAGGCATGACCTCTTGCACCTGTTGTGCTGAGAAGCCTACCTCCTCACGGTCATGCACTGCTTTGACACGTCTGAATGTGATAGGCTCCAGTCGCATGATGTCAGCTAGTCCATAACTAGATGGCACGATGTCAGTCTTGCCTCGCTCGTCTGAGTAGATGAGATATGCTCCGTAGCCATACACGGCTGCACGCTCGTTGCCTACTAGTGCATTGTCTCCACGCAGTGCTAGCTGGATACCAGCAGCCTGATGCCAGAACATGTTGCCATTGCTGACATTCCAGTCCCAATACCAGTCACCAGCCATCTGTAGGATACGACCAGCACCGCCATTGCCCATCCACATATTGCCACCAACTGCGGACACGGCATTGGTTGCACGACAGTTGTTGCCTGCATTCACATCACCTAAGGTGTTAACGGTGCCGTCGTTGTTGATGTTGAACACAGGGTAGCCGTCGTAACGCTTCCAGTTGATGACTCCTGTGGCCCAATTGAAGTGCCACTGGTAGTTGTCAAGGAAAGCTAGAAGTGTGTACGATGCATTGTCACTCTGTAGAATTGAACGATCACCTGCACCGAAGAAGACAGTGCCGCCACGTGCATAGAGATTGCTGCTGGATACTATGGTAGAATTGACCTGTAAACTACCACGAACGAAACAGTTACCACTGCCATCCACATACCATAAATTCAGCCCATCACCACCACGGTAGTAGGTTATCGATCCAGTGGCACGATTGTAGGTGAAGTTCCAACCACCACTGTCCATCTGTAGGATCGTAGCATTGGCATTGGAGTGCCAGTAGGCTCCACTCAGTGAGATCCTGAATGTAGACTGTGCATGTATCTCACCTGCTGCAAACAATGAACCACTAAGTGAACCACCTGTCAGTGGCAAAAATGCAGTACTCACATACTCACGTGTAGCAATCGTACCTACCCATGTGCCATTGACAGCTATGTATGGATAGCCATTCCAACCGAATGAGAACAGATGTCTATCTGCGACTGTGATGTTCATATAGCCAATGCCAGTGCTCCCTACATAGAGAGCACCAGTCAGTGTGCCACCTGTGATCGGTAGGTATCCTGTCCCACCGACACGTGCATCCACATACTGCTGTGTTACAGCTTGCATTGGCGATACTGGATCAGCATGCAACACGATGTAGCCAGTCATCGTGCCACCAGACTTCGGTAGTGCATCACCCACCAATGCAGCACTAGCTGCTGCTTCTGCCGCTGCCGCTGCTGCTGACGATGCACTAGCTGCTGCCTGCTGTGCGTAGAACTGTGCTCCCTGTGTGGTCTGCACCCACCTACCTGGGTATGCAATACGCTCCTGTAGGAACGACTGTGGTGCATCACTACTGACGTGTCCCTGGATGCACTGCCAGATGCCACTGTCAGCAGGATCGATGACCGACTGACCATAGCCATACGTAGTAGCGTTCTTCCATGACCCAACCAAGTTGGGTATGGCAGCGAACATGCCTACTGTGGCATCCAGTATCAGCCAGTTGGTGTTGACATCGACATCCCATGGCATCTGATCGAATGCAGGGACATTGAGCCGTAGGTTGTGTGTAATCTCAGCCATGGCTATCTCCTGATCCCACCACGTAGGTATGCAATCGAGATGCTGATGATACGCAACTGCTTGTCTGTCTCACCTACGACACGTAGCTTCAACAGCTTGAACTTGGTGTTGTAGCCAAACGTCCTCTCGTCACGTGTCCTACGACCACCACCATACGGTGAGTCACCATACAGGTCATTGCCGTAGCCACCTGCATCGCTACCTACGAACTCCATGCTGAGCATCGGTACACGACCACCTCTGTAGGTGACGATGTTATCGACATACGCCTCTATAGTGAATGATGCACTGCCCTGCGTGTCGAATGCGATGTACTTGATGTACTTGATGTCCATGCGATGCTTGAAGTCAGCCCATGGCAGTTCCCACTCGAACTTGATCTTCTCTCCCTTGCCTGCATTCACAGCAGGGTCCAGGTAGCGATCAGTGCCTACTTCACTATCGAAGTTGTAGGCATACAGCTTGTTGCCACGACTGTAGATGATGTTCTGCAATGCAGTCCTACATGCAGACTGCCACACCCAGCCACGTAGGCGTGCCCATGCCTGCACCTTCAGCGTAGGGATGTTTGTATAGCTGAAGCAGATGGTCTCAGCTATGACACCGCCTTCGAACCGAGGTATGAACAGCATGTAACGGAAGTTGCGTATGTCGTAGACTGCGAACACATGCTGTGCTATCTGCTGTGTCGTCAGTGCCTGTAGCATGTCAGTGATCATGGGATCAATGAGATGGCTAATCCTCACTGGTCGTAGTGTGTTGAAGACATTGACGCGACTGATTGAGTTGACGCCCACATTATCGTTGAAGAATGTGTCGTCTCCCACAGATACAAGCGAGCGGTGGCTAAGGCATCCAAACTCCTCAACGAAGCCATCATCAGTTGGCGTGTGGATAGCAGGCGATGATCCGTCGTATACTCCGAGGTTGAGAGGCAGCACACCACGCTCGAACGTGACGAGGAGTTTGTCACGATATGCTACCATCCCTGTTATGGTTGCACTGCCAATCGACACACGTGGTCCCAGGTCTAGCCTGATGCCGTCATTGGGTGCAGGATCACCTAGCCATGTGCCACTGGTGTCCACACTACTGATGAAGATGACACTGTCATTGATGGCCTTCGCTGGGTCATTCGGTTCATGGGACACACCTGCCATGACTGTGTATCGAACATGTGC